ACCAATGAAAAAAGCACTTCAAATCACAGGCAAAATCATTTACTTGATCCTTGCACTTTCTCCCATCTTTATCCTGGGATATATGCTAGGGCTTAAATTAATCTAAAAACCAAAACGAAAAACCCCTATGGAAAATTTACTTGGAAGTGGAAACACAAAACTAAAAAAGACTGCGGCCGAATTCGGCGTAAAAATCTTTAACTTTTCAATCCCGGCGGGTAACGATAAAGCAAGCGGGAAAATTACCTGCCCCTTTGCGGCTTCTTGTTTGTCGCTATGCTATGCAAAGAAAGGAATGTATAGATTTGGCAATGTAGAACGCGCGCTATCTAAACGCTACGAAGCAAGCAAAGAATCGGATTTTGTGGACCGTATTACGGCCGAGCTTGCAAAGGTAAAAAAAGATAAACAAGTATACGTACGTATCCACGACAGCGGGGATTTTTACAGTCCGGCATATTTCGCGAAATGGCTAGAGATTGCCCGTTTGAATCCTTCCGTCCGTTTTTACGCTTATACAAAGAGCCATTCGTTTATTAGAGGAAATTTTAACTTACCCGAAAACTTCGATTTAATTTTTTCCCTAGGTAGTAAAAACGACGAACTAATAAACACAGAAACCGAGCGCCATTCTAAAATTTTCCAAACTATGGACGAAATGAACGCGGCGGGCTATAGTGATGCGAGCTACCTAGATTTGAACGCGACCAAATGGGTAACTGAAAATAAAAAGATAGGTTTACTAATTCATTAAATATGGTAGACCTATTCGAATATCCCGAAAAATGGCCCGCTAATTTGCGGGCTATTTTAGCTACCTACCTAACAAAGGAAAAGACGTACGCTAATTTACTACAGCTAGAAAAAGAGTTAAAAAATATAGGCTACTCTATAGAGTACGGTCTAGACTGTGTTGCATATAATTTACAGAAAGTAGGGCGTTTGTAGGTCCTATTTTTTTATCCTTTCAATTTAGACCTATTTTAAGCCGTTTTAAGACCTTTAAAATTTAAACCATGTAAGACCACACAAAAAAAAATATCGCCTTGCTACGGGCTTAAAAATAGCCCCTACCGAATCCCTACGAATATGGATAGACCATAAACCACACGGACCGACCTCGACCGCGACCGACCGACCTCGACCGCGACCGACCGACCGCGTGCATATACCCATAGTGTAAAACATAGCCTAGTGTAAAACATAGCCTAGTGGAAAACATAGGGTAGTGGAAAACATAGCCTAGTGGAAAATAAAATCACTTGACCAGGTGGTAGTGGAAAATAAAATCCTCTACAGGGATACCCTAGTGGAAAATAAAATCCTCTACAGGGATACCCTAGTGGAAAATAAAATGTTAGACTTGTCCCCCCTAGTGGAAAATAAAATCCGACTACCAATCTGACCCATAGTGTAAAATAGAATCATTCTAAATAACACCTTAGTGGAAAAAATAATTAATTATTTATTTGCAACTTTTACAAAACTTTGCTAATCTTGTATCACACTAAACACAAACACACAATGTTAAAAGACCATTATTACTGCTTAGAACAATCTGGGCTAACTCTCGAACTGGAATCGTTTGAAAACGATGGCATCGCCTTAGAACTTTACTTTGGTGGTGGAAAATCACTTACGTTGGACATCTACGATGACCTTACAGAGAGGTTCTCTGACCACTACAGGACTATCTGTTCGGTGCTTGATCCATTTATTGTTGAACAATTAGAAGAAGAAGTTAAGAAATGCTTTACGAAATGATGTCAGCCACAGAGTACGGAGTACTCAAGGGCTATAGTGAAAAATCAACCAGAGTACACCAGATTATCAGGTCTGGTAAATTCCCTTCTGAGTGGGTGCAAGCACCTAAAAAGATAGGTAACCAATGGATAGTATTTGTAGACGCTAATTGGATTAAGGATGTTAGTAGATGATTTTATCGATACGAACTACGGGGAAATACCTCGAGAGAAGCGAATAGCCATAGCTACTACCTTCGAGCTTCTATGGGATAAGTACGGACTATGGTATGCCAAGTCTGCTACTCTAAGACATCACAAGCCATGAAAGAACTAGTAAAAACATTAGACCAATTAATCAGAGAACTTTACTTAATTAAAACAAACACACAAACACATGAAAGAATTAATTGCAATTCAATCGGAGTTGAAGGCTCCAAAGAATCAGTTTAACGCATTCGGGAAGTACAAGTACCGATCCTGCGAGGACATCCTAGAGGCTCTCAAACCATTACTCTTGAAGTACGGATGCACCTTGACTATCCATGACGAAGTTAAAGAAGTAGGTGGCTTGGTATTTATCGAGGCAACAGCAAGCATTCAAAAGGACTTGGAAGGTCGCACGGTTACCGCCCAGGCTGGCATCGACCCAAATCGTAAAGGTATGGACATCGGGCAAAGTTTCGGGAGTTCCTCAAGCTATGCTCGAAAATACGCGCTCTCGGGCCTACTTTTAATAGAAGATAGTCATTTAGACCCAGACGCGACGAATGATCATGGTGCGAAAAAGGAGGAGCTTAGTCCAAAGCATCAGAAGTGGCAAGGAGCAAAGGAATCCGTAGCCAATGGCAAGGTAACTATTGAGCAAATTAAGGCTGTGTACATCCTTACTGCTGAGAACGAAAAACTTCTACTAGCATGAATTTTAGATGCAGAGCAAGTGCCTTGGGTAAGTTAATGACTAACCCAAGGTCTAAATCTGAGACATTATCTCAGACTACAAAAAGCTACCTAGAGGAATGGGTAAAAGAGCAAATATACGGAATAAATAAGCAAATTAATTCTAAGTATATACAAAAAGGTTTAGCACTAGAAGATACTGCTATAGAGTTCTATTCTGTTGCTATGGATAAGGACTTCATGATTAAGAACCTAGACAAGTTTGAGGATGATTTCTTTACAGGAACTCCTGACTGTATGCACGAGGGTATAGTCTATGACTTCAAGACCTCTTGGGACTGCTTTACATTCCCTCTATTTGACCAAGAGCCTGATATGGGGTACTACTATCAACTCCAGGTTTATATGTACCTTACAGGTCTTAGAAAAGCTAAGTTGGTGTACACGCTTCAGGATACCCCTGAGTTTATAACTTATGAGGAACCTGTAAGCTACGCTCATGTAGATAATAGCTATAGAGTAAAAGAATTTGACATTGAATATGACCCACTGGTGATTGAGACGGCTAAGGCTAGAATTATTGAGTGCAGGGACTATGTTAAAGAACTACTATCATGAGCGATATAACGATGTGCGAGGGGACAAATTGTCCCCATAAAGAAAAATGTTACCGATTTACAGCAAAACCTAGTGAATATCAATACTACTTCATAGAGCCTCCAATTAAGGATGGCAAGTGTGACATGTATTGGGGAGATGCTGAAGTAATTTGGAATCAACTAAAAAAAAATGTGAAATGAAACAACAGACAGCAGTAAATTGGTTAGTAAACGAAGAATATCAAAATTATAAATCGGTTATTAACATGGCTAAATCAATAGAGGAACAGCAAATAATTGAGGCTTATCTTGAGGGTTGTAAATCCGTAAGACTTGAGATGGAAATGAAATCAATTATAAATTCATTTGATGAAGATACAGCTGAAGATAGATGGTTCTTATCAGCAGAACAATACTACAAAGAAACCTACAAATGAAACAGACAGCAGTAGATTGGTTATTCAACAGATTGTGGGAGACACCAAAGGATAAACTTACTTGGTACAGTATCTTTAAAGAAGCCAATGAAATGGAAAAAAAGGAGATACAGCGTGCTTATTGTGCAGGTATAGCTGATTCAGAAGATTATGAGGAAGGAAGCAAAATAAATTCGGAAAAATACTACAACGAAAGATTTAAACTATGACTTCACTAACACAGGAACAGAAGGACGAAGTCATAAGACTTTACAAGCTGAAAATTAGGAACAAGAACATTGCTAGGTTTCTAGGAGTATCTTTCCATATAGTAAACAACTTTCTATACAAGGAATATCTGAAAACCAACGAGCGAGCTAAGAATAACCGATTGCACTTGAAACTAGCAGATGAGGTTCTTGAAATGTACAAGAACGATTATACTTACAAGCAAATCACAGAACGTACTGGATTAACTCATCACCAAATCTGTGAGGTAATTAAGCTGACTACTTATCGTAGGAGACAAGGAATAACCATAAAAAATCTTAGAGAAGTACAACAATTATGGGAAGAAGGATACAAGATTGCTACCATTTCCTATAAGCTAAATTTACCTTATGGACAGGTTCAATATTGGGTTGCTAAGATTAAATCAGGGGTGTACACAAGTTTACACTAAGTGTACACCTAAGTGTAAACCAAAATCGGCCTCCATTAGCTCCAATCGCAATAAGTGAACACTTTGAACACTTTTTGGCTATTTTAAAAAAAAATAAATTTTTACTAGTCAAAAAAAAATACATTACGAAAAAAAGTGTAAACTTGTAAACCTAAGCCAAAAAAGTGCCAAAAATCGGTCAAATTAAAGCGTATAAGAGGTTTTAGGGGTTTACACTCTAGTGTAAACTTAGTGTAAACTTAGTGTACACTTTTTGCCAAAAAACACCCATTTTCTACAATTATTTGTAAAAACACATGAACGTCACTTTAGGAAGAGCAATCAATTTATTGAACGCTGGATTTAGCATAATGCCCATATCAGAAGGCAAAAAACCTTTGATTTTATGGAAGGAATATCAGACCAAAAAGATAGAAAAATCAGAGTTAGAAAGGCTTGAGTCAAAAACCAAAGGTTATGGTATTATTACAGGATTTTATGGTACTGAATGTATAGACATCGACTTAAAGGTCTTTCCTAGTGTACAAGAGGGTAAGAAATTTTGGAATGAGTTTATTGCATTTGTTTCTGATTACATTGATGACTTTGCTAGAAAGTTCGTAATCTACAAGACCATTAACTCAGGGTATCACATTATCTACAGATGTTCTAAGGTAGAAGGGAATAGAAAGTTAGCTACACTCAAGGGACATTCTCAGGCTCTGATTGAGACTAGAGGTACAGGTGGATACATCTACATCTACGATAATCAAGTCAGCGAATTGTCTTATGAGCAAATTCAGGAGATTACACCTGATGAGCGTGATGTGTTGATGAATCTATGCAAGTATTTTCACTACGAGGAGAAGCTAGAGGAAACGAAGCCAAAAGAAGGCGATTACAGCGGTCTTACGCCTTGGGATGACTATAACCATAGGAACAAGGCGATTGACCTCTTACAAGGCGAATTTATAGCCATTAAGCACCTATCTGATCGCATAGTTCTACGCAAGGTAGACAGCAAGGATGCATTGCACGGATTTATCTACAAGGACACAGGACTATGCTACCTATTTACCACTGCGACAATCTACCCGCATGAGACTCCGCTTAGTCCGTTTGCTATCTACGCTTGGAAGTTCTTTGGCGGAAACTATTCTGAGGCTGCTAGAGAGTTGTATAAGGAAGGATATGGAGAACGAAAGATTAAGAAGGTAGAGATAGAGAGAATAGAAATACCAAAGGAGGCACTTATATTTCCACTTGATGTATTCCCAGAGCAGTTACAGAACTATATTTTGTTGAATCAGAATACCTTGAATCATTCTATTGACTATATGGGTTGCTCCTTACTTTGGTACATTTCTATCTGTATAGGAAACTCTTGCAAGGTACAAGTCAAGACAGGATGGAGGGAATCTGTAAATATTTGGATAGGATTAATTGGTAAAGCTGGTCTAGGCAAGACTCCTAGTATAAATGCAGTTATATTTCCCTTGTCTAAGAAAAATAGTTTTGAAATAAAACATTATCAACAAGAATATAGAAAATATAAAGAGTATGAAAAATTAAATTATAAAGATAAGAAAGATGTAGAGGAAGTTAAGGAGCCTGTTAGAAAGCAGATTATTGTAAACGATGTAACTGTAGAAGCTTTAGCAGACCTTCATGAGGAAAATGCAGTAGGCATTGCAGTATTTAAAGATGAGCTAAATGGTTGGATTAAGGATATGAACAAGTATAAGCCTGGTTCTGACTTAGAGTTTTGGCTTTCCTGCTGGTCGAATCAGGAGGCTATTATGACTCGAAAAACTGCAAAGAGTAGCTTTATTCAGTCGCCATTGATTCCTGTGCTTGGTGGTATTCAGCCTGGCATATTCTCTCAGATTTCTACCTTAGAGAATAAGGACAATGGATTCCTTGACAGATTACTTATTTGCTATCCTGATAAGGACATCGAGCATTATAATAGGAATGCGATAGATCAGGAGGTATTGGATTGGTACGAGGCATACATGAGTCAGTTCTATAACCTGATAAGAAAAGAAATCTTGCAGTTTAATAAGTTCGGTGAGATTGAGCCTAGAGTTATACGATTTGATGCTGAAGCAGAGCAGGAGTGGGAGAGAATATTCAACAACATCACAGATATGCAGAACTCAGATGATATTTCTGAGTATGTCAAGAGTATGTTGAGTAAGCAGAAGGCATACATTCCAAGGTTCGCTCTGATAATTAACTCGATTACTGCATACAATAGTTCTAGCGGTTTTGATTGGATTAGCAAGGATAGTCTTTTGAAGGCAGAGAAGTTGAGTAACTACTTCATTGCGATGTCTAAGAAGATTAAGGTTAACTCGATTGAGAGTTCAGAGCTAAGTGAGTTGGTTCGTTCACTTAAAAGTGAATCTATTGAAAGAAAAATACAGCAGATTCAAGAGGCTATTCCAGACTTTAATAGGTCGGATTTAGCAGAAATGTTAAATGTAAGTAGAACAACAATTTATAAACACTTGAAGAAATGATAATTAACGGAAAACAATTAGGTTCATTTGAGATTGTGAGATATTCATTTGACCAAGTAAAAGGGGAGCCAAAGATTCTGATACATCAGATAAAGGCTTTAGATGTTAATGGTGCATACATAAAGTTTGCTAAACTAGAAGCTGTTTTGCCTTATTTAAGTCAATATCCTATCACATTTAAAGATTTAAGCCATGCTTGAAGCACTAGATGAAATTACTGAAATCCCATTTGAAGTATTTTGGGATAAGTTTATGGACATTTGTCCAGGTATTTATGACAGATTTACCGCAGAGGTATATTGGGTAAAAATGAGAGAAGCAAACAGAATTCTAGCATTTGAGTACTTATGTAAGTTCGGTACGGACTACAAAGAACCTTGGAAGCATTTACATCACTTTGACCTTCCGTTTTGATGTCAATAAAGGAGAAATATCTAATTAAGTCTATTGACCCATTCTTGACTTATGATTGGCTTTTGCATAAGCATTACGCAAAAAGGCTTTGCAGTATTTCATATTCTTTTGGATTGTTCGATAGTGAAAATATTTTAAATGGAGTATTAACTATCGGGAAACCAGCAAGCCATTCACTCTGTATTGGTATTTGCGGAATAAAAAATAAAGATTTTGTCTATGAATTAAACAGGCTTGTTATAAATGATAACCTAGAAAAAAACATTGCGTCATATTTTATTAGCAATGTACTCAAATTGTTGCCAAAAATGATTTTAGTTAGCTATGCTGATTCAAAGCAAAATCATCATGGATATGTTTATCAGGCAACAAATTGGATTTACACTGGCAAAACAAAGGAAAGAACAGATATAGGATTAGATGACAATACTCATTCAAGACACTACAAAAAAGGAATAGACACAAAAGCAAATAGAAAATTTAGAAGCAGTAAGCACAGATACTGTTTTTTTATAGGATCAAAACAAGATAAAAAAGAATTTATAAAAAGTTTAAAGTATAATATAGAACCCTACCCTAAAGGACATAACAAAAGATACGATGCAAGTTATCAGCCTGTAATTCAAACTACTTTATTTTAACCTACCCCCCCCCTATATTTAATATGAGATTAGGTAAGTTTGATTGCTCTACAGGGATTATTAATGTCCTATATAATGACACTATAAAAAACATATCTGTAAGGACATCGACAATAAAAGATATGCTTCTTATCGACAAATTGCAGAAGGATAATTCATATGCAGTTGGATTTATTCAAAAGAGCGTATGGGAAAAATATGTATTTGGAGGTGAGAGAAACTTTGTGGTGTTTATTTGTGAGGCAAATAATGACGCAGTAGGTTATGTGCTAATAACTCCAGGAAAAAGCTCATATAAGTATGCTAAAATTCAGCAGATAGCCGTAAGAAATGATGCTAGAAGATTGCATTATGGTACTGCATTACTAGATGTATGTAGACAATTCTGTGAAACATTCCATAGAGTAGGATTTACTTTAAGATGTCGGCAAGATTTAGAAAGCAATAAGTTCTGGAAGCAATTAGGATTTCAAAACTATGGAGTATGGGAAAAAAATAAAGTAAATCATGTTGGATTTAAAGCAAGTGACGATATAAATCTTTGGAAAATAGAACTAAATAAAAATATTATTACTTTGTTTGATTATTTATCAGACAATGATATTGAAATATTTTCTAAATCATCTTGGACTAAACTATGAAACCACTAGACATACTCAAGGAACTCAAGCTCAATGATAGTATTAAAGACCATCCAAACGTGCCTAGATATGCAATCGCACTACCTAAGTACGAGGATAAGACAGCTAATGGACTTACTAGATGCATTATCGACTACCTACAGCTTTCTGATCACCAATCGGAGCGAATCAACACAATGGGTAGACCAATCGACAACCGAAAGCAAGTAACAGATGTGCTAGGCAGAACAAAGACAATCGGCTCAATGACCTGGGGCAAGTCTACAGCTACCAAGGGGTCAGCAGACATATCGGCAACGATTAGTGGAAGGTCAGTAAAGATAGAGGTCAAAATAGGCAAAGACAGGCAGTCGCAAGACCAAAAAGTCTATCAGGCAAACATAGAAAAGTCAGGTGGTCAGTACTGGATAGTAAAAAATTTCGATGACTTCATGAAAAAATATGACGAATTCTTAGATAGTTTAAAATCAAACAATTAATATTACTTCACAAACTAAAAAACAATGGCAAATTTATCAGAAATCTTCCTCAAGCAGGAAACACTAGAAACCTTACTAAACACAGTAAAGGCAAAAGGACTTAAAGGTATATCTATTACCATTAGTCAGAACGACACCGCAAACGAGTGGGGTCAGAATGTAAACTCTTATGTATCTCAGTCTAAAGAGGACAGAGAAGCAAAGAAACCTAAGTTCTACACAGGATCAGGCAAGGTATTCTGGTCAGACAACAAACCATCCGTAGTTGCTGAAAAGAAGGAACAGAGTCATGTAAGTAAAAAAGAATATGCAAAAGAAGAAAGTTCTTTGCCATTCTGATTACACGCTTAAACGTAGGTTTATCAACAAATTCAATGAGTACACCCCGTGGCAGGATATTGGCCACGGGGAGTGGCTCTCACTAGAGGATGTTCAGGAGAAGATTAAGCTCCTAGTACAAAATTATAGAAGCAAGCACGTTGAGGTATGGTTTGAAAAAGATGGTAAACTGCTAGATTACAATGGAAATGTAACTAATGAACCCATTAAATTCATACCAAAATGAAACCAATACTTTGGAAAATACTAAAATTTATTAATGTAGTTGCAGGATTCTGCATAGCTTTATGGTTAATTGCGGAAGGATATGGAATGTTTGCACTTATCCTAGCAATCTATATTACCTACTTAAATACAGTTATTGATGAAATACTCAAAGGACCAGATCAAGAGGGCTGTTAGGTCTTGCGTGTTCTGTGAACGCAACGGAATCAAGGCAGACATGGATATGGAAGACCATCCTTATGCAGGAGAAATCCTTTACAATTACTTTTCTGGAGTTGCAGAATCTAGGCTTGCAGAACTGCTACAGAACCCTCGTTATATATTAAAGCTAGAACTAATACAGAGACACTTAACACACAACTACAAATGATTAAATATAATATTGAAGATATGAACTTCTACGTTGATACAGAAACTGGAGAACTAGTTATTGAAACCCTAGAAGTTGATATTAAGATTGAAAATCACATAGCAATAGAGTTAGTAGAGATATTAAGACAAAAACTCTATTTGCATAGAGAACAAAAAGAAAGTGTTATCAAGAGGTTATTTAAATGACATTCCACGAACAAGTTTACGAAGTACTTAGCGAGATCACAGAGATGTTAATAGCTAAGAATGAAAAGTACGGCAACTCAGCTCTGGAGCCGCTTGGCGTGTTTAGTAAGTTATCAGCAAAAGAAGGACTACTGGTCAGAATAGATGATAAGCTGAAGCGAATCAAGAATGGTTCTCTAGATAAGGACGACGAGGACGTTATTAACGATTTAATTGGTTATCTTGTACTGCTAAAAATTCAGACAAACTCAAAGTATGAGCCTAACGAAGATTTGAAAGCGGCAGCAGAAAAATACATTATGCAAAATAATATAATTAAGCCTGTAAGTGTTCAATCAAATGGAATTACAAGTTCATTAGGTCAAAGCACAACTACTAATGTTTCTGCAAATGGGTATCCAATTGATGGTTTCTGGAGCTACACTAATAGTAAACCAACTCAAGGCTGGCGAGAAATGAAAGAAAAGCAAGAGCTAATTAAAAAGATGCAACAAGAGTTGCGAGATGAGATGATTTAATTAAGGCGAAATCGCCATATTTGTAACAAATTTATATAGTTTTTTGTTACAAGAAATGTCTAGTTTTTAAGTAAATAAACTAGACAAAAGTGTAATTAATTGCACATTTTTAGGAATATCCCATCATTAACTTACTTAATGTCACTTAAAGTGCAATATATGTGACGTTTTTGTAAAATATATTACACCTTATCGGAAATAATCCGAATTAGAACAACTTTTTAGACACTCCTATTTGGTGTGTCTTTTGCATTGGTTGGAATTGGTAGCTAAACAAATACTTGTTGTCCAAATAGGCAACTCCAGCACTTGGTTGCAGAAGTGAGTTAACTCCAGCCCCAATATAAATCCCTTTAGGTTTGACTACTATCGTCTCAGTTTTTGTCTCGATTATCGTATTAGTTACCACTGGTAATTTATAATCGTTCGTAGCGGTCATTTTAAGCACTTCTCCAAGGACTTCACCGCTTACCTTAGTACTACCATACTCAAAAGGAAAAGACGTCTCAAAACGGCTAATTTTAGGCTTAAAATCAATTAGGATTGTATCCCTTAAAATTTCCTTTTTTATCTTTGTTTTCGGAATGTAAACCGTATCGCTAGACGTGATGTATAGAGTATCAGTCAATCGCTCAATTTTGGTTTTATAGACTGTTTCAAATTCTGGCTTTGGGTAAATAAAAAAGGCTAAAATAATGCCTAGCAAAAAAGAAACTATAGCAATTCTTATTCTTTCGTCGTCTAGTAGCCTCCTCATTTCTTTTTGCCTCTAAATTGAACGTAACAAATTACCAAACGCTGGTCTTGTTCTGGAAATTCGCTTTGCATTATAGGATCAGTAACGCAACGAGCTATAAAGTCGTTTCTATTTTCTCCAGGCTTTGGTTTAGGTAATGGCATAGTTTTATAATTTAGCAAAAAGTTGAAATTTATTTTTCCAATTATTTGCAAGCTCAAAACCTAACCAAATTTCCTTTAAAATATATTTGATTTTCTTCATTTCTCTAAATCTATATTTTCATCAATTAATAATCGGCGTAAATGGTCACGAGTTTCTTTAAACGCATCGTATTGCCCATCGGCTAGTTGCTCATATTTTAACTTACCTCTTAACCATTGGTCAAACTCCCATAAAACAGAACGCATATTAGCTCCATTTATAGCGTTTGAAAATTCGTAATTTTCCTCCGGTAAATCAAATTCCAATTTAGCTTTCATACAATGCCTCGGTATTCTGCCTTTGCGTCAAAGCAAGGACAAGCCTTATTCTGATTAGGGAAATCTCTATGCCCTTGAATGATTAGGTACTTGTTGTCGCTCCAAGCAATGACTTCATTTATGCAGTCTAATATTGCTTTTTTTTGCGCAGCAGTTCTATTATCTAATGGCTTTCCTTTACTATCAATTCCTCCAATGTAACTAATGTGTACACTATGGTTGTTAAAACCTCTTACACCATTAGCTATTCCATTAAAATCAAGAAGTCTGTTAATAGTTCCGTTTGGCTCAATTAGCAAGTGATACCCAGGAGATTTCCAGCCAAGTCTATCCCTCCAAAATCTTTGGATTGCCGCAACGGTTGCCGTTGGCTGTGTCGCAGTACAATGGATTGCGATATATTTTATCTGTCTTTTCATAACGGAAATTTACAAGAATCAATTAACAAATCACATTCCCTTTCTCCATTTGATTTTTTATCGTATCGAGCAAGAGTTAAAATACGACCTCCAACAGGCTTTACAGGCGCACCGCGTTCAACGTGCCAGCCAAAGGCACCATCTCCAAATTCCTCCTTATACGAGCCAGTAATTGCAAGATGAATAGGTTTATGCTTGTATTCGTGTATTCGCTTGCCTGGGTTGTATTCCATCGTCTCTCGCACGTCATTTCGGCTGCTATTTTCGTGGATATGGCCCATAATAAAGACGTCCATATTTTCGTACATTTCTAAAGCTCTAGTTAAATTTATGGCACCTTTTGTAACAATACTTCCACCTTTAGAGCCGTGAAAATACTTTATATTTTTGCTTAAAAAAGTACTTGTATAAAGTTCGTATTTTAAGATTATCCAACCTCCATAACCTCCGGTATAAACGCTAGTTTTATTTGTATAATTAAGCAAGTCAACAAAACGCTGGAGAGGATCGGTTTCTAAACTTTTAATTATTGCCGTTTCGTGGTTTCCGTAGCCAATAACGGTTAATAAATGAGCGTAAGGCGACCAATAATCTACTGCGGTTTCAATTACTGCGTCTATGTAATTGGCTTTGTTATGCTCTGGCAAAATATCTTTTTTATTTCGCCTTGGGTCGTACTTACCTTGCATCAAACAGAAAAAATCGCCGTTAATAAAGATTGGTATATTATTTTCCTTGCAATAGTTTAAATGTGATTTTAATTTATTGCGGTCGCATTTAGGATTATCCCAATGAATATCTGAAAGTAGAGCAATTTTTGTTTCCTGTTTGCTTAAATTTAATTGATGAACGTTCCGTGAAATTTTATTTATTACCATTATAAAACTAGGCTGGTTATTATCGTTTTGAGCAAATCAAAAAAAGAAGTAACGGAATGCTCTGGTAATGTAAATGCAGCAATAGAGCCAACGACAATTAAAAAAACTGCCCAAATTGAAAACCTTATAAGCTTGGATTTATCTACCTTGTCCACGGTATTTCTTTGGCTTTTGCTCTAATTTGGAGTAAGCTTTTTTATGGCTTCCATTTTTTCTTTTACCAAAAGAAGTCTTTTTTAATATTGTTGCCCCTTTTTTCACTTCTTTTGTAATATTTTATCCCACAATTTCTTTAAATCTGGCAAGAAATGTTGTGATTTTTTTACTTGTTCCCAAATTTTTATCACCATACCCACAAAAGTCAAAATCAAGATTAGGAATTTTAAAGATTCATTCATATTCATAATAGAGGCAAGCGTTCCAATTATTCCTAATCCTAAAACTTGCTCAAAAGGGCTAATATGGTTCATTGTTATAGTGCATTTCGTTTATCAAAAATAAGGCATTTTAAAGCAATAAAAAAAGGCCTATTTTAAGGCCCTTTCTTTTTAGCAATGGTTTACTTCATTTAATCCTTTAAAGCCTCGTAAAGAGGCGCTAAAATAAGTACAGTAAAGCCTTTAGCCTTTACCTTTTCTTTAATTAAATCGGCATCGCTTTTGGTAATTTCAATCTCGCCTTCGGAGTAATAAATTTTCTTGGCCAATTCATAAACTCTAATTGGGTCTTCTTTGTCCTCTGCGGTGAATAGAGCGTTACCTACTAGCTTGGAAAGAAGCATTTGTTCTCCCTTTTCGTTAGGGATTTCGTTGCCTTCGATGTCAGTTACGGCAACTGCTAAATTGACTTTCATATAAGTGTTAAGTTTAATTTTTCGGCAATATACTTATTTAACTTATTCAGCAATAGTATTTTCCAAAGTTTCTTCTACTTCAGGCTCAGGAGCAGGCTCAGGTGCAGGAGGTACTGGTGGTACATAATCACCTGTAATCGTAAGATTGAGTTGTTGAGCAACCCAGTCATAAGCATAATCATTTGTCTGCCATGCTTGATATGCATCTCCAGTCATGGTCAAGTTGCCTTGAGCAAGTTGCTGCCCAACTGTTAGGTCTACATTCTCAGATAATATCTGATAATAAAATGTTCCTGAGGTACTGAGGTTATCATTAATGCAATATGCATTTAGGATAGTTCCTTCATCTTGGGTTCCATTTACCCAGATTAAAATTGGCTCGATTGTTTTCATTTTTATAGTTGTTTAAGCGTTTCCTCTGTCGATTGCTAATATATCGTAAATTCTATTTCCTAGTTGTACTCTAATCCATCTGTCCTCTGGGTCTGCACTTGTTGCTAATAATGCACGACCTAGTCTCCAGAATTCATTATTAGTACCTGTTGGTGCAACAGTTCTAATCCCGCCTGCAAGAGTTTCAATACCACTTCCTGTAAAAGTTACAAAAGATGAGCCACCTCTTCGAAAAGTATATGTATCATTTGTTTCGACATTAAATAAAATACTACCATTTTGAGCGAATAACAAATATGGGTTTTCAGTTCCAGTTCCAAATCCAACATACCTGCCAACAGAATTATCCATTAAAACATTTCCATCAACCCAAACATTTCCATTTACCCTTAACTTACTACCATTATCCGTTGTCGTTCCAATCAAGACGTTGCCGCCTGAGGTGATGCGCATTCGTTCGGTGTCGTTAGTGTAGAAAAGTAAAGGTATATTTGTTCTTGCATTCAATACCATTAAAGTAGTGCTAGCAATTAAATAACCTTGGTTTACTGAGTTAGCGTTTATTTCTAAACCTGAAGTTGAACTTCCATTTATAGTTAATGCCGTAGATAGACCGTTAACATTTGGACTATT